GAAACATAATTCGCAAGTTCCTGATAAGAGGATTCGATGAATGGTTCCAACTTCTCTTGACAGATCTTGTCAAGTATCCCCACAATTGCTGCTTTATCGCCAGACTTATTACTAAAGAATTTAGTAACAAGAGGTCCAAGGTTAAGATAAATTGAGTCAGTGTCAGATGCAATGACATAATCCTTGTCTTTAGTTTGCAAAAGATTATTTAGATAATCGTTCATCTTGTTCTCAATCCAGCGAATTGATACTTGACCAGACAAAGTAATTGCCTCGGCATTAGCAAGACGATAGTAACGGAAGTGTTCGTTGCCAATTGCACCATAGGCAGAGTTGAGGGAGATCTTCTTTGCCATTTGGATATTATTACATCTAGCAATCTCTTTCACGAGTTCTACAGTAGGAGTTTTCTCATACTGCTTCTTCGCCTCAATCATCTTCTTCTTAAAAATGACACGAGAGTCATACATCTTCTTCATCATCTGAGGAAGAAACCCATGCTTATCTTTTCTATACTGAGCACCATTAGCACACACAGCAAACTCACCGTTAATATCTACTTGCTTTTTAAGTATCTTATCAACGGTAGCAGTTGAGTGTCTGGTATCCTGAAGCGTCTCTGGCGAGATGTTGTATTGCATAATAAGATGGGGATACAAGCTATTAAGATCAAAACTAACCACCCAATCATAAAACCCAGGAATCGGTTCTTTGACATAAGCACCTGCATACTTCTCAGTCTTAGTCGCTTCCTTTTTCGGCGGGATAGCAATCTTACGCTTTAAAAGTTCCACGTAAATATAGTTATCCCACATACGAACCTGAGAAAATACATCCTCATAGTTCACCTTAGCATCGTATGCCATGGTGAAAGCAAGTTCAATCAACTTCATCTTGTCATCAAGTTTATCCACAAGGCGAACGTCATGGATATTATACTCAATAAACTTTTGCCAATCATTATCATAGAACTCTTTGAATGTATCATACTCAGAGTGATCCAATTTCTTCTCGCCCAACTCCACATTGCAGATGTGGTCTAAACGATAACTCTCTTGGTTTGTGTAAGTGAATTTCTTATACAGATCTAGATAATCAAGTGTAGAAATACCAAGCATGTCAATAGAAAAGTTCTTACGACCTTTAATAAAGATCTCACGCTGAGATACAAGTTTCCAAGGAGAGAGAAGTTTTACGTAATTAGTTCCAAGAATACGATCAATTCTATTATGGATGTATGGCATATCAAATAGATGCACATTCCAACCAGTAATTACATCTGGAAAGTTTTCTTGCCAGTAATTGAGAAATGCTCCTAACATGCTTTCTTCCGATTGGAAATGCATGTAGTCCACCATAGAATCTATGTTATTGAATGGGCGTGATCCGAACACGGTAATGCGACCAGAGAAGCTATCTTTGATACTGATAGCAAGGATCTCCTGATCAGCAGTTTCAATGTCAGGGAAACCATTTTCAGCAGCAGTTTCAATATCAATTGTAAATACACGTATCTTACTACTGTCAAATTTGATTTCCTCTTCGGGATGTTCTTCAGCAATAAATTGATATAGGAAACGAGAGTTTCCATAGATCTCAAAATCTTCCACTTCTTTGTATTGTTTTACAAAGTCTCGTGCTTCTGTAATAGAACCAAACTTGTGAGGTTCTACACAGTCACCTTCAAGGGTGCGCCATTCAGAATAGTTTTTTGTAGGCAAATACAGCGTCGGGTTGAAAGGAACCCGAACACTGTAACGATTGCCATTTTCATAACCACGGACTAGCAAACGATTGCCAGCTTGTTCAATGTTTGTGTAAAACTTCATTCAATAGATGGCAAAGATGAGATGTAACGAGCAAGGAGTTCTTTGCTGGGGTTCACAAGAGTAGTAATATCAGTAGATCTAACCACAATCTCACGGTCGTCAGACCAATGAGGCCATGGGTCAATTCCACCATCACAGTCTACCACATAGGGGTCGCGTAGAATACAGTCAGGGTCACCTGGCAAAGTGTCCCCCTCAACTTCTTCCACTTGAGCGATGATCCACTCATTCGCCAGCTTCAGTAGGTTCGCTGTTATCTCCATCAGTTTCCTCCTCGGGATAGAAAATTTTATCGTTTGGAATTCCAATAGAATTCAGACGATTAACAAAGTTATCAAGAATACTATTGTCAGGAAAGACAACGCTAATAATATGCTCACCACTTAAACGATGCTCTTCTGTAGGACTAAACGGACACCAACGGATATATCGTACAGGCACGGTTCCATCATCAGCAGGTTCCCCAAGAATAAGTTTGAATGGATATAGCATCTTATATCCAAGTACTCGCTCTTCATTATCTGGATTACGAATCTCTCCAAAGACGCAGAGAACATTATCTCCAGTAGTAAGATTTACAACTCTAATATTGTGATTTGTTTTTAGTTTTTCTTCAAATTCCGACATAGTTTTTATTCAGATATTTTCTAGGATAGCATCAAAAAAGGGTGCTGTCAAGCACCCATCATCATTATTTAGAACCATTTCTTTCGCTTCTGTTTCTCTGGTAGATTTTTGACAAGAGTAACTGTAAGGAGTCCATCAACAAACTTGACATCTTCAACTTCTACATCATCTGCCATCTGCCAGTTGCGTGAGAATGTCCTGTAAGATATTCCTTTGTGGGAATATTTCCTTTCTTTATCTGGCGGTGCTTTGCGAGCAGAAACCGTTAGAACATTTCGTTCAGTCTCGACTTCAATATCTTCGCTTGCAAATCCAGCCAGAGCGACTTCAAGTAAGGTTCTGCCATTACTTCCATTGACCACATTGTAAGGTGGGTAATTCGATCCACCTCCTGCAAGAGATTCCAGTCTGCTGAATGTTTCATCGAACCCGATAGAATATGGTGTATAGTGTTCCCAATTAATATTTACCATTGTCCTCTTAATAAGCGACGTTTACGTGTGACCCGTTAGGCATCACACTAATAATTATAATCGTACTTACAAAAACAGGGGTGCTGAAAACCCCCATGAACACTACGGTTTACTGAACTTCTACTTTTTTTCTACCAATATTATACTTACTTTCTAGTGTCCATTCGTCCTTTTCTTTGAAAGCAAGTACTTTGATTTGATTGAGTGGCGCAAGATCTTCAACAGAATCTTGATTGATAATAGTAATGAGTCCCCAGTCAGAAAGAAGTTTGATAATTCTATTTCTCCTTTGAACATCATTCAAAGAAAGATTTGTATTCTTTCCGTCAAGAGCAAAGAGTTCTTTGAAATGAACAATATAATACTTTCCTTGTTTATGCAAGATATGACAAGATTGATATAGTTTCTTTTCTTTTTTACTGGCAACTCCAATACGAGTGAGAGTTTCTCTCACTTTCAGAAAGTCATCTGGTTCACCAAGAACTACTTCAACCATATCAGTTTGTTTCCACTGAATTTCAGTTTCGCCACTCATTTTCTTCCACCCTTATTCAATACCTTTGTAATATGATCTAACTGATCCTTGGTGAGAACCCTGAGTGCTTGTAGAGCTTTATCGTCATTATAACCATAATACTCTTTAACTACATCAAGATAATCAATAGAATCTTTACGTGCCCAAGGAGAAAATCTTTTCCTTGGTTTGACACTATTTAGTAAAAAATCATACTGCATTTTTTTAGGAAGATGCGGATTCTTGTTTAGTTCGTTTGCAAACAAGATAGTATCAGAAAAAGAAGAAAGGCAACGATTAATAATATAAGGAGGATACCCTCGCTCAGCATCAGTATCGCCATCAAGAATGCTTTTCTTGGATTGGTTGATTGAGTACAGGTAATCTTTCAGTTGGTACGTCATTCCAGTGTCTCACAGCGTTAGCAACAATAGCAATATTAGTAATCATATATGACAGAAAGATAAGGGTACGAATAATTGCAACCTTATCTGATTCTCTGTCATTAGAAGACGCTTTCTCGCCAAGCGCCTTACACCACAGTCTCCACATTATACGAAAGTGTTTCATTTGAACACGGCAGTAACATTTACAACTTTAGCATTAGGATTTCTCGCCTTCGCCACTTCACGAGCATCTTGGTAATCACGAGCAATCACCTCTTCCTTGAAGACGGTGCCTGCTTTGTAAAGGGTGACTTCACACTTCATAATTAGAAAGGACGAGCTCCTTGCGTTCTGCTTGATCTATTGTATACGATCCGACCGACCGCATGGTGTATGTATGTGCAAATTCTCCAAC